TGTTATTGGATCAGGCATCGCCGAACTCCTTTAAATAATCTTCTAGCGTTTCGCCATATAAAGCCATCACATGATGACCGTGCTTGGTAGCAAAACCAGCCCCATGCACCAGCGAGACCGCCATCAAAATCAAATCGTAATACCCAGCTCGCCACATGAACGACTTGGCATCTGCTTGTTTATTGCGCTCTGCCGTGTCCGAGGCTTGCCACTTGAGAATCATTGTCGCCAGCAAGGGCGTTAAATGGTTGCTGTTGCCGATAAAAAATGCGTTCTGGTGCATACCCACCAGCGTGTTCCAAATTGCCGCATTTAGGTCTTCTCGTGCTACTGGGTCGCCATCTGCTACGTCATCAAAGACTTGAATTGCGTCATAGACCATTACCAACCACTCAACGGCTGGTTGGGGAAGCATAAAAACCTTGGTCAGGTTCTCTCGCAGTCCATCGGTCATGCACAACTCCTATACAGGGCAGGCCGCTGGATGCCAGAACTCAGCGACTGAATTTTCGCACAAATTGACAAAAGGTCAATCCTCATAATCTTCGTCTTCCCAAGCCTGACAAACCCGCATATCGTTGCAGATAAAGTTCAGCTTTTCGCAGTGACCCCTGAACCCTGCGCCTTTATCATAAGCCGCCATCGGGATTCGCTCAATCCGCACTTGGGTCATAAAGCTGTTGTCGTAATACTCGCAGTTCGAGCAATGCTTGCGCCGTGCGTCTTTTTCATCACATTGCATCGCCTCTGCCAGTCCTGCGTAGAACTCCTTGTTTGCGCCAGCTTCATTGGTAGGCATTTCAGGGCCATAGTTCCAGTCAGCCACCGCAACCGCATAGTTCTTTTTGTTTTGGGCATTGGTTAAAAATTCCTCTTCCATCGGCAAGCCATTGAAGCCCCTTGGGATAACCATAAATTCTTTCATGCTGTTCTCCTTAACTGATTTCTCGGCCTGATGCTCGGATGGTCAGGGATGTTCCCGCCCCTGCGATTGTGGAAATAAAACCACCAGCCTCCAGTGCTTGACCCACTAGCTCTGGACAGGTATAAGTCTCATCAGGCACGATGGTTCGTGCGTCAATAATCAGGTTCGATGCCCCTGCTGAACCAGAGACAGTGACCAAGTTGCAACTGAAAGTCACATTGTTGGCACTGGTGTTGGTCACCGTAAACTTGTCAATAATTGCTTTGACATTTGTTGCGGTGTATTGGGTGGTTTGGCTGTTCTCTGCTTGTTTTGCAGGGATTAACACTTTTACTGTAACTGTCATTGGACACCTCCGATATTATTTGAAACTGTCAGGATTATGGACGGAATAGCTGGAACTGGTGGGGTTGCGACAACAGAAAGTAATTCAACACTTAGGTCAGTCACCGAAAACATCAGTTCAACATAGTCATTGGCCTTCAGGTCAAAAAAGTAATTTAGCGACGAGAAAATTTCACCGTTATTACCCTGAACCCTAATCTGGCTTGCACTGTCTGGCACATCAGTTCCGTTAAGCCTAAACCAAAAATAAAACTCTGCCGTGCCGCCACTGGTCTTATCCAACTGAAACGATGTGTCAAAGTTGTAAATGCCCTCGCTGTCCACAATGATTCTTGATGTTGGACTGCCAATAAATACGCCATTGCTCAAGTCAGTGCTGTTAAACGTAATGGCCTTGGCTGTGTTGATGACTGTTGCTGTCTGGGTAGTGGTGTCGTAAAACGACCCATATCTTGCCCGTTTGAACTCCCGTGGTGGTGGGGTCATCTGCAAACCCTCAACCGCTTTATTCAACTTGTCAACCAGCGTCAAAGCCTGATTTGCTTTGCTTTCAGCCAATGCCACAGTCACCGAAGTTTCTTGCGCCAGCAATGCAATCCTGTCCAGTGCGTCTTGTGCCTTTGCGCCCAATGCCGCATCATTAACTTCAGTCTCTTGCGCTAAAGCAATGATCTGCGCCAACGCATCATTTGCTGTTGATTGGGCTGTTCCAGCGGCAATATTTATCTCAAGCACCACATCAGGCGCAATAGCATCAACAGTCGAAAATAAAAGTTCAAACTGCCTGATTTGCTGTTGGTCAGTCAAGAATGTGGCAAGCTGGTCGCGGGTCAGATTCAGCTTGCGGGAAACTGGTGCAGTTGCCATCAGTACGCCAATGCTTCAATCTGCGCCTCTAAGCGCACATAAGACACATGGGCATCACTATCGCCACGGAAACGTTGAATGCGCCAGTTCCTCATGTGACCTTGCTGAAACCAAGCCAAACGCTTCTTGCGGTTGCCAATCGTGCCGACAGAGATAAATTTTTCCTGCGAATAGGTCTGTCCATCCAGAGAGTAACTTGTGCTGATTTGCGGGTTCTCTCCCAGCGCAATGCTTCCAGTCAAGCTTACCAGTTCCATCTCGTTAAATATTGCCCCATTGCTTTCGTTGTAAACAATCAAAGTGCCAAACTCCCAGCGCACTTGTTGCCCCCAATGATGACCTGTGTCCTGCACCAAGTAGCCGATATTGCTGGATTGTGGGTCACCTACCATCCACTTGTCATAAACCCAAACCATGTTTCTGGCTCGGTATTGTGCAAATCCAGCCAAAGTCGTGGTCAGAGTAAACCAAACCGCCGTTTCTAAGGCTTTGGACGCAGAGGCATCAAAGACTATCGTGCGGTCAGGCAAGTGGACATACAGATGCTCATGGTTCTTGTCGTTCCTTGCCTCCAGCTTGACCAAGGCTAACTGAGCCTCTGTGTACTCCAGCAGGAGGTTATCGATTTCCTGTGTGCTAATTTTCTCAGTAACGGCGGATGCGCCCAGATAAATGCCTGGTGCTTCATTTCTTGCACTGCCCAAAAAAGCAATGCGGTCAATAAACACACAGCACCCTTGAGTGCCAATCACGCCCTTTTGTATCTGTGCGCCATCAATTCGTGCGAATGGAAATAACTCTCCACCCACGTTGTCGAATACCTCAATCGTGTTGCGGTTCAAAGCATAGATTTCATTCCGCAGCTTCAGCAACGCCACCACTGGGTCAGGGTCAACCTCTGAACTGCCGTATTTCAACGGGTTAACTTGGGTTGGGTCTGATAACTCAGTCACCACCAAGAACTCGCCATCTGTGGTCATGAAGTACCCATCCACCCATACCACATCCAGCACCACGCCCAAGTCAGGGTCAGTTACTTGGGTCAGGGTTGTGCCGTCCCAGTAATACAGCCGCCCACCAGATGCAATCGCCAGTTGGTCAAAGCTGTAATCAAAGGTCACCAGTTGTTCGATTGGACCACCCACATCGCCCAATGTTGTCACTGTGCCTGCGCTATTGATTTCCACCAGCTTTGTACCCATGACCCGATATAACTCGCCCTGCCAGTTGATGCCGCCACGGTCAATGCCTGGCCCTGTGCCGTTGGACACAATACCATCGCCTGGTCGCAGAAACCCATTACTGATGCCTGACTGCTTTGGCACAGGCACAAGGTTGACTGGGTAACTGGTACGCAGTTCAGGAGTGCTGTCGGTGTAGATACCGTTAAGAATAGGTATTTGCATTATTTTTCACCAACTGGCGGCAAGACTTTCTTTTCTTTATCCCAGTATTCTTTGTAGTTTTTAGAAAAGTATTCTGCGTCTGCCTCATTGTCAAACGAAATGTAATCCTTGCTTTTCAACGCCCTATCAAAGGCATCATCACCATAATTTTTCAGTTCTTTATTTTCGTAAGCAATTCGTGGGTAAACAATAAATTTGTTTGGCCCAGCTTCAGAATATTCCATTTGATGTGTGGCAACCTCTCCTTTGCCCAAGTCCATGACTGGATAGGCTTCAGGATTAAGAATTCTGCGGACAAAGTTCTTCCCTTGGTTTTCATTCAATACTTTTTTAAGGGTTTCGTATTCCATTCTTATTTTGCCTTGTTGCGTTCAGATATGCGTTTTGCTTTAGCTTTGGCATCTGCCTTTGATGATGCGCCCCAAGCCCTCAAGCTCAACAGCAAGCGGGTAGGCTCACCGTCTTTGTATTCAGGGCCAGCATTGCCGCCCATGCGAGCCAAAAACGAGGCTCTGCGTGGGTTATCGCCTGACTTGACTGGTGGCTTGAGGTTCATGCCTTCAGCCTTTGCCGCAGCCCTGCCCTTGGCGTTCAAGCCGCCTTTAGGGTTCTGGCCTTCCTTGCGTGCATAAGCTGGCGTTTTCATCTAAACCCCTTAATCTTTTCAGCAATCTTTTTAGGCTGCTTGGCAAACTGCTTTCCTGCCTTGGTAGCCTCACGCTTTGCCCTTGTGGTTGCCGCATACTCAGCCGCTGTTAGTGACTTGATGGCCTTCTCAGGCAGGTATCTTTCGCCAGTCTCAGACGATGGCTTTCCAGACTTGGTGCGCCATTTCTGCGCCCCCCAGTCTTTGAGGCTTTTTTGTGTGGCTTTCATTTATAACCGCCACCTTTTTCTTTGTACTTCTTTGCCAACAGTTGGGCTTTGCGAGCCGACCATTCACCAGCCGCAGTCCCTTGCACAGCCGAACCTTTGATTTCCTCAAAGAGACGCTTACGCATGGTTGGCTTCGTGTAGTTGCCAGCCGTATTGACAGAGGACTTGGGCTTGGTTGCCATTAAGCGACTACCGCACCACGGAATCCAACAACCCACCAGTCAGTTCCAGCGAACTGAAGAGTTACCGAATCGCCAACCGCATTAAAAGTGATTGTGGTTCCGCTTCCAAGGTTGGTTGGGGTCAAAACACCAGTATCACCACCAGCGGCCTCTGCAACATAAATAATTGTTTTGATTTGCCCTTGTGCGCCATCAGCAAGAGTTAATGCGTTGCCAGTTGCAGTTGAAGTAAAAGCGGTGGCAAGACTTGTGATATTTACCGCACCTGGGCCACTCAATGCCTGAACTGTTGCCGATGCACCTGTACCGCCATTGACAACTGGCAGAGCGCCTGTAACACCAGTTGTTAGCGGCAACCCAGTGCAGTTGGTTAATGCTCCAGATGTTGGTGTGCCAAGAATTGGGCTTACCATGACCATACTTGTGCTTGTGCAGGCAGAAATATTGCCACTTGTAACTGTGCCAAGAATCGGGGTTACGAAAGTTGGGCTGGTATTAAATACCAACAGACCAGTCCCTGTCTCATCCGTCATTGCTGCCCGTAGATTGGCACTCGATGGCACGGCCAAAAATGCCTGCACATTTGCACCATAAACCGCATCAGCGTTAATTTGATACCAAGAGTTTGTGGGCTGATAAAACCGAATGGCTGTGGCAGTCCCTGCGCCCAAGAATGACACACCACCATAAAGCGCAGTCGCACCATTCAGCGCAATCGTCAGTGATGTGATTTCTTGGGTGGTGGTAATCAGCACCGTAGTGCCATCAGGCACACCAGTGTTCAGTGGCAGGGTAATCGTGCCAGTTGCCAGCGTTCCAGCGGGTTGCAATAACATCCATTGGTCTTGGCTGACTGGGGTTGGCACGGTGATGTTGAAACCCGAGCCAGGCACATACAGATTCACCGACAGCGTGGGCGATGCAAAACTCTGCTGGAAAAACGTCAACAGATTGCCAATGGACAAACGTCTTGCATCCCCATTGTTGGGTGAGTAAACGGGTAACTGGTCTCCGCTTGAAACAGTGCTGAGTACGGGTAACTGATTGATTTGTGGCATGACTGTCCTTAATAGTATTCAAGAGGCCCATCAGGGCCAGCAGTGACTGGGTTGGCTGGTGGTCTGATAAACGGATTGTCGTAGACCCTCCAAGGCTTGTTGCCAGCACCAGCAGGCATTGTTGCAGGCAGTTGCTGTTCAAGCGGGAATGTGGCTCTTTGCAGCAGGATGTCGTATCCCTGCTTTGCCGTGGTCTTGGTCTCAATCATCACGGTCTTACCATAACTTGGGGCTAGCCTGATACCAAGACTGCAAATAATGGCTTCATAAGCCGAGTCAGGCACAAGGGTCTCCTCGTCCAAGTCGCTATCCTGTGGGCTTGATGGCAAAGGGTAACCCAAGCGGATGCCCTTGGCGTTCCAGTCTGCCATCATTGCATCAAGGCGGCGCAGGGCAGATTCCAACTGCTCTGGTTGCAAGTCAAAGACGTAAGACGCAAGCCCGATTTCCTCAAAGGCGGCACTTACAAACTGTCGTTTTGTGTAGCCCATGCTGATTCCTCAATGTGTTTCAGAAGTGTCGCATCTGACCAGCGTTTGTCAACCTTTAAGCCCATCAACTCTGCCTGTTGCAACATTTCCTCACGGGTAGGTGCGGTGTCCTCAACAGAAGTTTCCTCAATGGGAGTTTCAATAACTTCAAGCGCTTCAATAACTTCAGGCATCCGCTTGCCGATGGGCGATGGGCAAACTTGTTTGGTTGCTTTGCGCTCTGCGGCCTGAGACTTTTTCAGCTTGCGCTTTTGCAGCCGCAACTCTTTCCACGGGGCAAGAGTTTTGGTCTTAACGATTGCGGCTGACTTGATCATTTCTTTTTCATTGGTGCTTTGCTAGGCTTGCCAGCGGCTTTTGCCGACTTGCTTGCCATGCCAAGTGCCATTGCAACGGCTTGCTTTTGGGGCTTGCCTGATTTCATTTCCATCGCAATATTCTTGCCGATGGTCTTTTTGGAATAACCTTGTTTCATTGGCATTTCGATCTCCATGTAAAACAGGCCAACATCTCTGCTGGCCTGTCAGGGTTTATCAACCGATGCGATACGCAGTGAATGTATCAGCGGCAGTCTTACGCAGACGGAACCGAGCAACAGAGCCTGAGGTAGCACCAGTTGCAGCAGAACCCACGATGGATGTAATGCCTGTGTTGACAGTGATGGTCAAAGCAAATGCAGCCAAAGTGATAACGCTGAAGTCAAACGAATCACCAATCGCCCACTCAGTTGCCAAGTCAAGGTTTGCACCTGTTGGCAGTTGAATATCACGGGCCTGAGTTGGTGTTGCAGTAATGATGCCAGTCAGCACATTAGCTGCTGTGGCAATCATCGTGCCGCCATCAGCAATGTTGGCTGGCGCACCTTGAGGTTGCCAGTTGCCATTGTTGCTGATGTCAGGTGCTACACCAATTGAGTAGTACGCACCCGATGCACCAGCTTGAATAGTCACGCTGGTGGCATTGGTGAATGCGCCCGATACATAGGTGGTGTTGTCAACCGTAGTCAACAAGTCTTGTGATTCAGGGAAATTGGGGTAACCAACTTCTTGAAACACGCTTGCTGGCGAGTAGGCTTGAACGGCGATTTTCTCGCCTGCTGGCACAGTAACGGTAGCCGTACCTTGTGCAAAAATTACTTGATAAGACATGATTTATCCTTAAGGTGTTTGGTTGAACAACAGGATGCCTGACATCTCTGGCTGTTTATTAACCACGCCAAACAAGGTATCCAAACGATACTTGGTTTTCATGGTGTTGACATCGTATTGCTTCTGCATGACCAGTTCGATGCCCTGATCGGTGGAGGCGCGCATCACTGCGACACCAGCATCGGACGGGACAGCGTAACGACCAGGCAGAATCTCCAGCGCATCTTTCTGCCAGAAGCAGTTGATAGGTGCGGCATCGACATTCAAGCGGTTGATGGTGCGACCAGAGGCGGCAGTCACGATACAGTTTTGATACTGCAACTCGGCATCAGTTCCACCTTGGGCAGAAATGATTGGAGGTGTGATAACGCAAGTGGTTGCATTGGTCACGCTCACAACACGGAAGGTCTTGGAGAATCCAGTACCTTGCTTAGTGATGTGATGTACAGCCTCAACGCCTTCGATCTCGATGGCAGTACCTGCTGGCAAGTCGGTGGTGCTGGACACGGTGATCGTTTGGAAACGATTGTCCACGTTAGCAGTTTCACCAGTGACCGCAGTTGAGGTGGCAACAGGCACATAGTAGTTATTTGCCGCAGCCAAAGTGCTCATCGTTGGGTCAGCGCCAGTTGCGGCGGCAATACGGTTTGCGTAGTCCAGTTTGTAGGTCTCAAAGCCTGCGACCATACCAACATAAGAACGCTCAAACGCATTATTTGACTTAGTACCAGCAAAACTGCGTGCGCCAGTTCCTGCACCAGTGGCAATGTTGCCAGCGATGCCGTTGTAGTCACGGCTAGACAATGCCAAGTAACGGTCAAAGGCTTGAACGCCCTGCTCGTTCATGATGCTGTCGCACAAAGCGATGTCGTCATAGTCACCAGCGGCTGTGCTGACAGTGACCACCAACGAACCGAGGTTTGCGGCAGTGTTCATGATGGCGATGTTGATGTCGGATGCCAGTTTCTGCTTTGCGGCTTCGCCCAAGCGACCCTCTTGCAGTGCATCACGCAATTCCAATGCATCCAGAATGAACGGCACAGACTTTTGAAAGCCGAGTGTCGCTGGAACTGAAAGCTGGGTGTATGCGCCAAAGTTGCCAGTCTGGTCCATACCATCGTACGACTGTGCGATGTAAGGCTGTGGACGATAGATGACGTTGTTGGTGCGTTCCATCATCGAGCCATCTGTGTTGTAGATGGACACGTTGCGG